TCCGTCGTCAAATGTTTCTACGTAAATTGAATTGTAAAAGTTACCTCTCATGTAGTTGGTTATATGATCTGTAACAGCACCAAGACCAACACCAACTATATCCTTGTTTCTTATTGTCCTTGCGGCGTATTTGTAAGACTTGCCAATCAAATTCTGCAAGTAAACATTCTCTCCGTTTCCGTCAATACCTCTCGAAAGCTGAAGTTTAACTGCGTTCACTATATCCCTTGACTCGACCTCCAATACTTCTTCAAGCTCTTCGGGAGGATCGAAATTTTGAACCTTCTTGATGAACCTTCTAAAGCCTTTAAAATTATTACCTTTAGCCATAGAGCAAGTTTTAAAAAAGGAGCGCATTGAGCAAGATGCGCTCCCTCAAATTCAAACCTCAAAAATGACAACAAAACAAAGACAGCTATTTTAAGGCACAGCTACTGCACCGGAAGAGAGCTCGATACCTTCTGCATCATCCATAAACAACTGAGCCGGTGAAGCTGAATTTACGTGATAAGTTGTAGCAGCGGTAAACGTACCAGCCAAAACAACTACATTATCAGTTGCATCATAAGTAGATGATGTTACAGGCACTGTTGCACCAGTTGGACTGGTAACTATGAAATCATCTGCATCTGCAAGTAACTGTCCATATTCGGAAGTTACATCATCTCCGCAGCAATCATCAATTATCTTCACACGAAGCTCTGTTATTGAAGAATCACCTGCATCCTGAATAGACAAGTCGAACAACCCAATCAGGTCAAGCAAAGGCTTGCCATCCTGGAGCATTACGGCATTGTCTACGAAGTAATCAGGCATATAGCCTAACTGGAAGTATGACTTAGCCGGATTTTTAAGGTCTGCCATATCAATCGCAGGAGCAAACAGTGTGCATTTAAGACCACTGTAAGTTCCGTCTGCATTTCCTTTGCAGACAATGTTACCTGCAATATCAACTTCTATAACAGCCATAGGCGCATTGTTAAAGCTCTTTAGAACCTTAGCAAAGCACAGACCGCCATCTGTAGTTGAAAACAGTTTTACATACTGGGAATAAGACACAAACATCACAGTACCGTTATCCAAGGTAACAGTATTGTCAGTTCCTTTGGTGTTTGCGATACCACTTATAGGAATCTGATTCCCGAAAAGTGGATAGATACGGTCATCTCCGTCTGCATGAATCCACTCAGTAAACACAGAAATAATATCAGGGTTGTTCAAATCTGCAAGTGTAAACTTGAGTTTTGGACTAACAACAAATATCATCGCTGTTGCCTGAGGAAACAGGTTAGACGCAGTGCCACTATTTTTAAAGCTCGTTGAACTTGTACAAGCTCTTACTATTGCACTCATTTTAACAAAATTTTTGTTGATTTACAGAAAATTGAAAATTATCAAGGTTGATACAATCTACGAAATCGTTTACTCCCTCTACTCTCATGTAGCCAATCATATCGACTTTGGTGTGAAGAACCGTATTAGGATCTTTGCAAGAAATATATTTACTGCGGGCAAAGTTAATCAAGAACCTCTCGTAAACCGGATAAAGTATAGGCTTAAAAACATTAGTATACTTTTCGGCAGGTTCATAATCAGCGTTAGTAAGCGCCGCAATAGTTATCCTCCTCACAACAACATCAGCATAAAGAGCAGTGTTACCTATGTTCCCTCGCCTCTCGGTGAAAGGCATATAGAGAGCAATCAGCACATACTTACTATCTTTTTGTGAAACGCTGTTGTCTTTATCCTTCAAGTTCCTCAGAATGTCTACAGCATCGCCGTAAGCATAGTTTATACCGATACCCAAGTCTGCGGCAGTTTTATCTACCACTTCCTTTACAATATCAACTACAAATACGCTTTCTACATTCTCGACACTGCTTTTCATATATCAAAGTCGTTTGTACGTTTGAACTGCCAGAGACCAAAGGTGTTCCATTCTGGATAAACGCTTGTTTTAGAGAAACTCATGTAATCATAGAACTCGCATATTTGCTTAGACATATCATTCCAAGCCTCAACCATCTTCAAACCTGGAGACATATTAATCGCCTGATTTGGCGTAGGCTTTACAGAGCCTATCCCGCTATTCCAGATCTCCTTGTCCTTTAACCAATGATAGTAAATATAATTGGCTATCAAACTGAGCTTAGTCGTTCCGTTTATGCGTACTAAACCACCCCAACTTTTAGTGCCATTGTCATACTCGATACCATTGATAAGTTCAACGAATCTTGGAGTTTCGTTATCGGCATTGTAAGACTTCCACAATCCATGCCCAAGTAATTGTTGTAGCAAGTCAGTCTCGTATTTCGTTATGAAGTGAGTAAGACTTTCTTGCACTTCCAGCTTACCTGTGTTTGGAATGTTTATCTCTCCAACGAAAAAAGATGTATCAATTAAGTTCGCCATGAGTTTCTTTATTATTTTTCGTCTTCCAAAAGTTCGAAGTCAACTTCTTGTTCTTCTTCCCAACCTTCAGGCGCTTCTGTAGCCAAACCTCCAGCTACGAAACGTCTTGCAACATCAGGATGAACTTTGTAAACTACACCTTGTTCATGATAAGGATCTTTTGCGGTTGGAAGCAGAGCTACAAATTGCTCTGTATATTTTTCCAACTCGACTTTTTGAACTTTAACCTTTGCCATTGTTACCTAAATTAAAATATTAAGAAATTTGTTTCCACAAAAAGAAAAATACAATGACAATTAAGGAGCGATAAGTGCAGTCTTAACATTGGCGTAAGAGTCATAGACAAAAGCACCAGTGTACTGCGTATTAAACGCCTGTATGAACTTCATTTCACACAGATACGTAAGCAAGTTCCTACGGAAATCATCGTTCTCCCAACCGAAGGAGATTACCATATCTTTGTAAATCAAGATTTTGTAGTAACGAAAGATACCTGCCTGAAAGAAACCAGCCGGTATGTATGCATCTTCAACTACTTTTGCGCCAGAAATGGTCTTGCCATCAGCGGTCATAAAAGGAGGCAACATATACACGCCAGCAGTACTTGCTTTCTGCATATCCATATTTGCGCTATCTGCAGGGTTGATGAAGATAGTTATATCTCCAACCAAATTACCTGAGCGTATCTGGGCAACTACGGCACGAAGAGCATCGGCGTTTCCAGGATTGGTAGTTTTAACAGTTGTAAGCGTATATGCAACAGAAAGATTTTTAACACCAGTTGGTTCACCGGCAGTCAAAGGATTTACCATCAACTTTGAGTTAACGGCAGATAAAACTGCAAAACGCAATTCATCTTTTATCCAACCTTCCCATTGGTCTACATCTTCCAAAAGTTCCAATGCCACCTTATCGGCAGCAGCAACTTTAACAACAGTTGCAGTTGCGGCTACAACATCAAAAGATATAAATGGTTTAAGAACACCAGGAGCAATGAAACCGGCAGCACCTTCTCTGTTTGTCTTATTCACCCAAACTATAGTTGGTTTAGATGTACGACCTTTAGTTATCGTATTCCAGAAAACAAACGGGTTAGAAGGAATGTCATTCAAACCAGGTTCAAGAGTATAACCAGTTACATAAGCCGAAGTGTTAGCTCCGATAGAAACAGCCGGTGTCTGTGGAACGTCAGGAACACGAATCTGAAGTTCAAACTCAGGCAAAGGAATTTGTTTCCTTTTTTCACGAATTTGAGTAAACACTTCTTTATTTTCCTCCTGATATTTCAGGATTTGTTCACGAATAGTAAGTGGTTTTTTCCCACCTGCACCTGTTCCATTTTCAATGCCTTCAACCCTTGCGGCTAAGGTCTGAACTGTTTTCAAAATACCTGTGTTTTCATCTGCCAATGCTCTTACGGCTTCCAATGGAAGTTTAGCCCATTCTACGAGCATCGCATTGAACTTATCAATGTTTTCCTTTGTTGCGCCACGTAAGTTCAATTCAGACTCGGCAGTTGTTTTCACTTTTTTCAACAGGTCTGCAACCTTTTCTTCTTCGGTCTCAGCCACTCCCGCATCTGTGCGATAGCAACCTGAACCAAAACGAAGACTACGACTGTGCCTGTAGCTTCTTCCGGTAATGGGTTCTACAAAACGAACCATAGCCGGATTGAAAAATTCTTTTTTCATGTTTTAG